CCACTCTTAGGATATATAGGTAGCTTTCTTTTTCTTGGGAACATTTGAAAATAATATTTTATTATTCGATTGAAATCTCGTTTTCCAAGTTTCTTTGGTTTTGGTCTTTCTTTTGGATGGATGTACTCTGGCTTCATTGGTGGGTTTTCAATATAAGCAGCCAAATTTCTTAACATCTCTGGTAAAGAAATATTAAACTTGTGTAATCCATATCTTTTAAATGAATTTGTAACTTTGCCTTCAAAGCTGTTCACTTGAAAGTGTATCACACCCCTTAGACAACCTTTACCCTCTTCCCCAAGTATTTCTTTTTTAGTACGGTGACAATGGTCAAAAACAGCATCTTTATATTCAATTCTTTGTTGCAGTATTGGACAAAACTTTCCTTGCTTGCACCATTGTTTATATCGAAGCTCTTTAAATTCTTTTTGTGTTATCTCTTTTAATTTATTTGTTTTCATTTATAATAAGTTAAACCTTTCTTCCCATTCATTAAAAGCTTCCTGAGTGAGAAATGATTTAAAACCAAGTGACTCGAATGTATTATAGAAATCTTTTGAGTATAATTTGTCTTCCTGTACTAGAAACTTATTTGTTCCTTTAAATGGTAGATAAACCAATGCTTTGTTTCGTTCAATTATCTTTTGTCCTTCTTTTGATTCAATTGCTTTGAACGTTTTATAGTTACTTGCCAAAGTATGGTTTATATATTTAATTGCTGTTTTTTCCCCAACACCCTTAACACCAGTAACATTGTCCGAGTTACATCCGGCTATTGATTTGGTTAAGTTCCAAAGAGAAGAAAGACAACTGTATTTTTTTGCAAAGCTATTATCTGTCATCATTTTTAAAGTCTGAAAATCGAACATATCACAATAGAGTAATAATTGATAAAGGTCATTATCTCTACTAATTATAATTGGTTTTGGTTTATGCTCAGAGAAAACAATCGAAGCAATTATATCATCTGCCTCTAATCCTGTCTGAATGAAATTGTTCTTGAAGCCAAGAGCAGGAAGAACCTCTCTTCTTAGTCTATGGAACTGTGTATAAGCTAACGAATCAAATTTCTTTTCCTCTTGTGTCTTGTCCTCTCTTCTTTTGTATTTATAATCAGGATATAAATCTCTACGAAAGCTTTTCCTGCTGTCCCAACAAAAAGCAAAATAATTAGTCTCAAATCGTTTTGCAAGAGACATAATCTGATTGAGAAAATTAAAAATGATTTCTGTTTTAATTTCCTCAAAGGAAAGTTCAACCTTCTGCATTGCAAATTTAGCTCTGTGACATAGAGCAGGACTGTCAATTATCAGTAACATTATTTTTTCCCTTTTTTCATTGGATGTTCTTTGGGAATATCTCTTCCCATTTTATCTTTTAATGTCCAATAACTAACCCCAAGAATTACTGAAGCTAATTTCATTCTTTCTTTCTTTGTATTATTGTGATAATCCCATCCACAAGTACATGGCGTGTTCCAACATTTTTCACAATCAGACATTCCCATTTTCTTTTCCCTCCTAACTATATTTAGGTTTCCTCTTTAATCTTATCTCTTCCTCAATATTATTCCAGACTTCTCCTACTAACGATTGTAAATCTAATTCAATAGAATCGTTTTCAATCCTTCTTACAAGCTTGTCTTTTGTTCCTTCTATGTTAAAGTCAGTTGCTTGAATTGTTAATTTATTTTTCTTCCATCTGCCTTCTTTGACAAGGAAATCTACATTAGCAGCAATGTCATCAACACCATAATCATAATAGATAGGAAATTCCACATTGCGTACTTTGCCAGTCAGTTTGTTTTTGGATACTTTTGCTTCTGTGTTCACTCCTATGATTCTATCTTTTTTCTCTAATGATTTTAGAACAGATAGCCATATTTCATGGGAACTATAGAATTTTAAAGCTCTGCCCCCACTTCTTGATTTAGTTGCATAACCAAATCCTACATTGTCTCTTGTCTGTGAAACAATAATAATTAAAGCTTCTGTTCTTTTAATGTCTCTGGCAATAACTCTTAGTATTTCAGTGAGCATCTTTGCCTTCTCCATCTTATAGCTTCCTTTTTCCTTTTCATTGTCTTTAGCATATGCATCTGCTCTTTTCATTTCTTCAATAGAGGTTAAAGCATCTAAGCTATCAAGAATATAAACAAATGGTCTTTCTTCTTTTATTGTCCTTATAATATTGCCATAGAAGTCTTGAATTGTGTCGGAAGTTATAGACATGTCTATTCTGTCACTTACTTCCCTACCAAATAAATAGTCAAGATTGAACTCAAGAGCTGCTTCAACATCATCATAAATAAAAGCGTATTCATCAAACTTTTTGAACATTGCCATCTCTGCGAAGCAGGATAAACCTAACAGTGTCTTTCCTGATGAACTATCACCAATAAGATTAACAAGCTTTCCAATTCCATATCCACCAGTTGGATTATCAGAACAAGCACAATTCAATAGAGTAGATGAAGTGGGAATAAGATTATCTGGATTGATGCTTTCTTTTATTTTTGGTTTAATTTTTTGTTTTGATGTATTTTTAATTTGTTCTACCAATGATTTTTTCCTTAGTTTTAATTTTGGCATTTTATACCTCAATAGAAGTGCGCTCGGTATGTTTCGCCAGCACATCCGATAGTTTTTTTATGGTGGACACGCACATTGAATTTATTTCCTTCCCCTTCTGACAATTGGTTTCTTCTTTTTTAGTGCTGGCTTCTTTTCTTTCTTTTTCTCTTTTTCCTTTTCCAGCCTTTCGTTCTCATCCGAACAATCATCATAAATATCACAATCATCACAGTTTTCATACTTATCACAATCGACACCAAATTCACCACCTGAAGGACATTCCCCATCTCCTATAGATTCTTCAAGCTCTTCCTCTTCAGCTTCCTTTTCATCCTGTTCTTCAAGCTCTTCCTCAGTCTTATCTTCTTCTATTTCTTCCTCTTCCTTTGTTTCCTTTGCAGTTGATTCTTCACCATGGAAAGAACGATAAACTTTGTCTGTATCAGGGTGCATATCAACTATGTCATCAAGAGGAAAAGACTGCTCAAGAATTTCATCAGGAATCTTTTCATCCCTGTCAATAAATCTGTAACCAAGCCAGTCCTGACTATCTCTATCTATTCCACTGCTGTCTTTATATGTTCCTGACTTTATGATTTCAAAAGCAATAGACTTTCCACTATCAGGATCAGAGAATAATACGGGAGCCCCTCCTTTAGGATTCTTTGCAATGGCATCAACATTCTTCTCAAAGAAGAAATGAGCAACTTCCCAAATCTGCAATCCTTTTTCTTCTTCTTCTGGAGTATCGTGTACCCATACAAGATAAATTGTTCTTCTCTTTGGTGCAATCTTCTTCCATTCATCTGTGGGAAGTCTGTTCTTTTTAATATAATCACAGATGGGGTCCCTCAATTTGAAATTCCTTGTCTGACATACAAAGTTGTCCCCCATTCTATGCACCCACAAATCAAGAACGTAACATAATCTTCCTTCTTCAATTTTTGGTACATTTTCACCTGCAAAGAAAGGAATAATATCTATAAGATGCTCTCCAATCCCTGGTTTCCAGAACTCCATTCCTTCAGGAACTTCACTTTTCTTAAAGATTGTTTCATAATCACTGCCACCAGAATCATCCTTACTTTCGATGGCTTCCTCATGTCGTTTCTCTAAATCCTTTTTCATTTTTCTTGCTCTTTGTCTAAAACTTCCCATAATTTACTTCCTCCTTTTAAGTTTTTTGAGTCTTGGGTTTTTGTTAAGTTCTTCCTGCTGAAAGTCTTTTCTTCCAGTTGATTTAACCTCATCAATATCTCTCTTTGCGATCTTAGGATCAGCATAATAATTTGCAATAAACAGAGATACAAGTCCTTCCAATGCTTTTTTCCTATGCTCAAATGCAACTTTAGCTACAGATAGAATGTTTGTTTCTTCTGTTATATTAATAAGCTCTTCCATTGCACTCTTGCGTTTGTCCTCATTAAGAACATAACCAAGTATTGATTTTTCAGTCATCTTTGTATCTGAAATATCTACCCAATTTGCTCTTGCATAACCATCTAACTCTGCTTCAACAACAGAAAGATTCTCTTTTGCTCTATCTCTTTCTGCTGTTTTCTCAGCCCACAATTCACCATACTTCATTACGAGCTGTGGTTGGTCTGTCAAGTTTTCTTCCAATCGTTCTAAATCAATCTCTAATTCTTTTTGGTAGTTCATTTATTTTCCCTCCTTCTTTAATACTTTTAATGCTGCTTTTTCTTGTTTCAAGAGCTTATGTTTTTTTACTTTGTCAACTCTTAACTGAGCAAGTTTAAAAGCATTTCTATTTAGAATTCTCCTTGCTGTTTTTGGTTTCATTTTACCTCCTTAAAAAGGCACGTCCCCTTTGCTATCCTCAAGACAAGCATAGAAGCAACCCAATGTTACTCCTGCTTTTCCTGTGTACATAAAGCTATCAGTGAAGCAAGAAATTATTGCTGCAAGTTTTATTGGAAGACCCTTATCTTGATTTAGCATTACTGCATTAAGATATCCAAGTATTGCATAACGTATATTCTCAGGGTCATTCTTTAAGGTCTTTAGTAACTTCTTTATATTATGCCATTTATTAATAGCAGATAGTTTATTATCAATCAGCAGCTTGCATATTTCAACGATAGAAGATTCACTTACTACAAGATTTTCAATAGCTTCCTCTGCTTTGCTTTCATCTTCAATATCAATCACACTATCAAGCATTGAGAGAGCTTGTCCTGCACTTCCCCAACAGGACTTAGCTATCTTCCTTAAAACTGAAACTGGATATTCTATATCCTCTTTCTTACAGACAGATTTAAGCAGTTTAACAATCTGACTTCTCATTAATGGTTTTAACTCACATTCATGGCATCTTCTTCTGAGAGCTTTTAGTGTATTTGGTCTTATGGAAGCAGGGTCAGAAGTACATAAAGCAAAATGAACATGCTTAGGTGGTTCTTCTAAGAGCTTTAGCATTGCCTCTAATGCTGGTCCCGTTATTTGCGCTGCCTCATCAAGAAGATATAGTTTCTTATCCCCTCCCATTGGAGCTAACTGACAGTTGTTAGCTATCTGTCTTATTGTATCTATACCACGAGTGTTAGCTGCATTGTATTCATAGAAATCCATGTCTGATATGTTAAGATGCTCTTTAATTATTCTTGCTAATGTGGTTTTGCCACCACCTGGTAACCCAGTAAAAAAGAAACTTGGTGGAACATCTTCTTCTCTTGATAGGACTGAACCAAGACTTTCAATCGCAGCTTCATTTCCTATTATATCATCCAAAGATTTCGGTCGGTGTGTAACTTGTAATGGCATTACTTACCTCCATTGTAAGCACTACTTGAAAGAGAAAATATAATTAATACAATTCCAACAATTATAGATTGACAAATTCGCAACCAAAATTTCTTTCCTCCGTCTATATAAGTTTGGTCTTTCATTTTATTCCTCCTCTCTTAC